CAAGTAATACTAATGAAAGGTATTTTTGCAATCAACAAAGACTTTATCAAGAATCAGTTTTGTACTAAATGGATTCAAGATAATCACGGCTTATTATCATAGGAGGTAAACATGAGCACAGTAAGAATGTCGGATCAACTACAGCGTGATATTGCAAGAGAAGCAATAAACACTTACGACAAAGCAAACCCAGAACGAGAAATTTCTTCTGATATGGGTAACAAAATGTATGACAAGTATCTAAAACAAAAGCATGAAAACATGCAAACGTTTTTACTTTCTGAAGAAAATGTATCAGTTATAGATCCTTCTTATGCAAAAATTAAATCTATATCTTCATTGCGTTTACGAGTTGCGTATAGCGATATTGAAGAACAAACTGATTATGATGGCAACGCTACAATGGAAATTGTTGACCAACATATGGACTTTAATTTAGATGTATCTAACAGGGAAGTTATGACTTTGTTATCTAAAAATCCCGATGGTTACAATGATCATGTAACAGTTGGACTTAAAATAGATATTACTGGTAACAATGAAGACGACAACCCATCTAGAGAATATGTTGATCTTAATTGTCCTTTACTTGCTGAGTTAGTTTCCGTCCGAGAATACAACGATAAAATATATACAGGCGGTAGGCAGTACAAACAAAAAGTACAAGAAACCATTGCGTCTTTTACAACTTTAAACCAAGCACTTAAAGCTTGGCCTGCACTTAAAGATTTTGTATCTCAATCTAAATTAGACAAAGTCTACGAAAAAGTAGAACGCAAAGCTAAGCAACAACAACAGCGAGAAGCTATCGAAGTGCAAGAGCAAGAACTTAACTCAGTTATTTTAACTGCATCATTACTAGGAGACTAATTATGTTAGAAATAGGCCCACCTAAATACAACCAAGGCGATTATGTACGTATATATTTTGGCTCTGGTCATTGCAAAGCTATGATCAACAAAGTCAAACGTAATCGTAGACATGACAAAGATATGCGAGAAGGAAATGTGTCTCAATATTATGCAAGACATAATCCCAGCGGTTGGTTTTATCAAGTAGCTAAACATTATGGTACTGGTATGGAAGATGTACCAGATTTACGTAACGCTCACTGGTCTAGAAACTTAAAACTAGACATCAGTGAATGTGAAATTTATAAACTTATACCTGCTGATAAAGATTTTAAACTTGAACATCTCAGTGAAGGTATGACTGCTGAAACTGAACAATTAGTAATAAGTAATTAGGAGAAACTATGAGTCAAAATTTTACAAATGCACGCACACAACTTGTGCTAAACCAGCCATTCTTTGGCACCCTTTGTCTTCGCCTCAAACCCGTTGAACGTGATGACATGGATACGGGTGCCACAGATGGTGTGCATCTTTTCTATAATCCCAAATGGTTTGACAAATTGCAACCATTAGAACGTATTGGTTTTCTTGCGCACGAAGTTATGCATGTTGTACTTATGCACATATTTCGTAGAGAAGAACGTCAACCACAAAAGTGGAACGTTGCGTGCGATTATGCAGAAAATTATCTACTCAAACAAGCTAACTTTATATTACCTAAAGGTGCTTTGCTTGATGAGCAGTACGACGACATGAATGCTGAAGAAATATACAACTTACTTCCTGAACCCGAAGGTGGCTGGGAATCGTTGGCCGCTGACTTCGGTAATTGTGGCGCTGTGCTTGATCATCCTGGCACTGACGACGGTAGCATTGGTAAAGCTAAAGCAGAACTTACTGTTGCAATCAATCAAGCAGCAGAAAGTGCACGCAAAGCTGGCAAGCTACCTGGCTCACTAGAATCTATACTTGATGAAATTAAAGAGCCTAAAGTGTGTTGGAAACAAGTACTTGCTAGGTTCTTGCGTTCTAACAACACAGACGACTTTAGTTGGCAAAAACCAAACCGGCGTTTCATTGGCCAAGGTTTGTATCTACCTTCTATGTACAACCCATCAGTTGATGAAATTGCAGTTATATCTGACACATCAGGTTCTAGAACTGACGAAGAACTTAATCAAGATCTTGCAGAAATCTCTTCTATTATTCTTGATACTAATCCTACTAAAGTTCATTTTGTAGAAGTAGACACTGAAGTACAAAATTATACTGAATACACACGCGAGTCTCTCCCTCTTAAAACTACTATGGTAGGCAGAGGTGGAACTTGTTTCTCACCTGGTATTGAATACATAAACGAAAATTATCCAAATGTTAGTGCTTTAATTTATCTTACAGATCTTGAATCTAACGATTTTGGAGAACAACCAAATTATCCGGTTTTGTGGATAACAACTCATGAAGGAGAAGCCCCTTATGGCGAAATCATCAAAATTTGAACAAAACTTTAAAGATTATGGAATTTCTGTTCTAACTGGCGGTGTTGTGTTGCTTGCTTTACTAGCTATTGCAAGTACTACTCACTATTTTATTACCCTAACTTCTATTGCATTTTTGCTTGGAGTTAGTATTTACACTATTTGGAGAAACATATGAATAGTCTTGTAACAAGCGTAACCACAGCTTTGTGGATACTTATCGAAATAATTCAATTTGCCTATATGGCATACATGACATGGAGGTCTAGAAATGCTAACAATAGGCATAGTCAGCGCGTTAGGGCTGCTTTTACTTACGCTTAAAGCAGGCGGACGTAAAACAATAGGTAATGACATTTTTGTCGACGTACTAATTACCCTCACCTTAATGGTGTGTTTTTACGGTACATTTAGTGGCATGGCTGCTGCTATGGTAGGTGGTTTATCTGCTTCTATTATTTTATTCATTATGCGTAAAACAATGGTACATGACAAATTAGTTATCAAGAAAAAACCTGTGCGTATTTTACGCATGAACTTTAATAAACCCGTTCCTACATGGGAACGCGTATATCCTAGAGGTAAATAATTATGGCAAGTGTAAGAATGAGTGGTGAGTTGCGAGACAAAATTTTTAAGAATTTTGAACAACAACTTTATAAAGTATATGAAAACAATAGTGGTCTGCAAGACTATCTTAAGTCTATTCTAGAATCTTTTTATTCAGTTGAAGAACGTCAACTAATGAAAGACTATTTAGATGTTCATGAACGTTTGTTTAGAATGAAATACCCTAAGAAAAACCATGAAAAGTTTTCTCCTAAAAAGTATTTTGGTACTGTTTATGGTAGTCGAAACTCAGATTTTAATTGGGTAAGAGAAGTTCATTTTATTATTAATCCAAATCGTCCAGCTACAGAATCATTAACTTTTATGGTAGGTGACGATTGGCATGAAGAATATACTAATTCGTACAATGACAAACTAACACCACCAAGTAAAAATTATGTAACTGGTGATTATTGTTTAACATTGAAGTTAGAAGAACCTATTCAGCTTGTACAAAAACATGATTCTTCTCAAATATGGGCTGCTGAAGGCAGAGTAAGTTCTTTTACAAACCCTATAATTATTTCATCTGATGTGGATGTAGGTAATATAGAAAAGTTTGCTGAAGGCACTATAAAAATTAACGAATCTAAAGCTCAGATAAAACATCTGTTAGAAAGCTGTACAACACTTAAACGTTTTTTAGATACGTGGCCTGCAGGTAAAGATTCTGTACCACAAGAATATTTAAATAAAATGTTTGAAACATCTAAACCAACTACGCCTTCTACTTTACCTAAGTTTGATCCTAATTCTATTTTACCTAATGAAGTTAAAGAACAAATGAACAGTGCTGTACTAACTAGTAAATTAATGGAGAATTAATTATGGGAGCTATGAAACGTTGGATGCATGACGTGCATGACGATTGCTTATCTATGGGTGTTCGTAACACTGCTAAAAAGTATGACATCTCTGCTGACGATGTTAAAACTGCAACTATGAATCATGTGCAATGGAAAAAAACTTGGTCTGAGTTTGTTATAGAAAATAATATAAAACAAACAATGGCTAATGCAAACGAAGCAGCAAAAAAAAGGGGCCTATAAAGACCCCTTTAAGATTTGCTTAACTTACGATACGTAAATCCACATTTCTAATGTGCCAGTTGCAACATCGCCTGCAGGTGCTACTTGACAAGTAATGTCAATAGTATCATCTGAAGAATAAACGATAGGTGCAAGGTTTGCATCTTCATGGTCAATACCACCGGCTTGGCCGATTGTAGAACCATCAATAAATCTATCTGAATCTGAACCATCACCGACGTCAAGTACTAAACCTGAGCCTGTGTCTAAATCAGAAGATTTGATTTTAATGTCATGTAAAGTTTCACCAGCAAAGATATCTACCATTTGGTATACATCAGCAGCATTTGGTGCAGCAGTTACATTAAACTTAGCGTATCTTACGCCAATCGCACCACTAGGAAATGGTTTGAATGACTGGTTACCTGAAACAGGATCACTTGTAAAAGTTGCCATATTTTCACCTTTATTGTTATATAACACTTAATTGTGTCATACTTAAAAAACATAAAGCATTCAGGATGAATGTCAACTGTAAATTATGGATAATCGAGTCTACGTAAAACGTAATCCCTTAGCCTATTATCGGTACAACACTCCTGAACATCTTCCCTATATACAGTGGAGGTTGGTCAGCAAAGGTGTTGCCTACAATATGGTCCACAGTAAACAAGTTGGATGGGAACGTGCAAAGAAGGGGGAGTATGAGGACTGGTGTGTTCGCATGGAAAAATTAAGAAAGGAAAACTTATGAATTTATTATACTTAGACTTTGAAACTTACTACGACGTACAATTGTCCCTGACTAAAATGACAACTGTACAATACGTTAACCACCCTGATTTTAAAATATGGGGAGTAGGTTTAAAATTTAATGAGGGAGATACAGAGTGGTTTGGAGAAGACCAATACCAAGATGCCCTTGAACAAATACCCTGGGAAGAAACCGCAGTTGTATGTCACAACACTTTGTTTGATGCTTACATACTTACACAATATCTGGGCTTTTACCCAGCGTACTATTACGACACCGCCTCTTTAAGTCGGGGCGTGTATCCAAATCAATCTGCACGACTAAAAGATGTAGCTGTTCGTTGTTTTCCAAACGATGAAAGCTTACGTAAAGGAGAAGAACTTGTTAATGCCAAAGGCATACGAGACTTAGATCCTGAGCTTGATGCACAAATTGGTGGCTATTGTATTCAAGATGTAGATATAACTTATCAGATATATCACAAAATGATGGAAGGTTATCCACAAACTGAGTTAGATATTATCGATATGACTGTGCGTATGTTTGTAGAACCCAAACTTATTTTAGATAAAGAAATGCTTATTGCACACAAAGAAAAAATTAAACAAGAAACAGCACAAGCAATTGAAGATTCTGGTACAACCCGCGAAATTATGGCTTCGCAACAAAAGTTTGCACACTATTTAGAAGAACTTGGCATCACTGTACCAACAAAAAAAAGTCCTACAACAGGCCAACAAATTCCTGCGTTTAGTAAAACTGACTCTGCATATATACAAATGCAAAACATGTACCCTCAATACAAACATCTTTGGGACGGTAGAGAAGCAGTAAAATCACGTATTGAAGAAACTCGCGCACAAAGATTCTTAGAAAGCACTAACCCCGATGGCACTTTTTCTGTGCCTTTGCGTTATTACGCAGCACACACTGGCCGTTTTGGTGGTACAGAAAGTATTAATTTACAAAACTTACCCAGAGGATCTGCATTACGTACAGCAGTTATGGCTCCTGAAGGACAACAACTGTATGTTGTAGATTTATCAAACATTGAGGCACGCATGCTTGCGTGGTTAGCTAAAGAAGCTGATTTACTTGATGCATTTGCAGCTGGGCGTGACGTATACAGTGAGTTTGCATCTCAAATATATGGTAGGCCTGTAACAAAAGCTGATAAATTAGAACGTTACGTAGGTAAGACAGCTATTTTAGGATTGGGTTATGGCATGGGCCCTGATAAATTTAGAGATACTCTTAAAAATGGATCACCATCTGTTGATGTGGGAGAAAGTACAGCTATATCAATTGTTGCTCAGTACCGTGCTATGTACCCAAATATCCCCAGGCTTTGGAATGCATGCAAACAAGCATTATTTACAATGCGTCACACAGGTAACCCAGAAGGGCGACCGTATGGACCCCTGATTATTAAACCAGGTTGCATACAATTACCCAATGACATGTTTTTAAAATATCCAGAATTAGATTTTGTTGATGGTAACTTTATGTACAACTCAGGAAAAACAATGATAAAAACGTACGGTGCACGACTAACAGAAAACATCGTACAAGCTCTGGCCCGAATTGTTATTGTAGACCAAATGTTAGATGTACAATCTTTACCTGAAGTACAAGTTGTTTTACAAGTACACGATGAAATTATATCAATTGGTTCTAATATTGATTGCGACAAGACACTAGATAAAATACTAGCTATAATGAAAACACCTCCTTCTTGGTGTTCAGATTTACCACTAGATGCTGAAGGGGGCTACAGCCAACGATATGACAAATGAGCAATCTAGTACTAACAAGACGTAAACATGACTCAATAGTTTTACACCAGGATGGTGAAGAATTATGTGTTATTACTATTACTGCATTAGGTCCTAAACAAGTTAAGTTAGGTTTTAATGCAAATGAATCTGTTAAAATAGATAGACAAGAAATATACGAAGCTAAACAAGCTAACAATTAATCGGAGAATTATATGGAATTAGTTTTCTTAAAAGCAAAGCAACGCCTTGCAAAAGAAATATCAAACAAAGGTACTACACCTTACCCACTTACTAAAAACTTTACATCTGAGCATGTACAAATATCTAAAACTAAAAAAGGTTTACACACTTTATTAAAAACTTTACAAACCCAAGCAGCATCTGGTGCTTGTTTGCACAAAGGTTTGTTAAAACGCCCACTTGAAAACGAATCACGAGCTATGATGGCTGACCGTGTAGCGTCAACAGAGTTATTAGTTCTTGATATAGATGGTATACAAATGCCAGGCAGCCTGACAGATGTACGCACAGTAGCAGAAAAAATAATTGCACAACTACCAGAGTGTTTTCAAGATGTAAGTTACATAGCCCAAGCGAGTGCATCTTTAGGATTTAAAAAAGATAAAGTATCTATGCACTTTTTCTTTTTATTAGATCAGCCCACCCAACCTAAAATACTAAAAGAATGGTTTAAATTATTAAATTATGAAACAGACATCTTGTCATCTCAGTTGTCTTTGTCTGCAAATGGACAAAGTTTATCTTACAAATTAGATCCTAGTGTTGCTGAAAATTCTAAAATAATTTATATAGCACCACCTACTTTTAAAGATGACATACAAGATCCCATCTCATCAGATAGGTTTGTACTAGTCGAACGTGGTTCGGTAACCATAGATCCTAGACCATTGTTAGTTCATGTTAACCCAGAACGCGTACATAACTTAGGCGTTCAGGTTAAAGATGGATTGCGTAAAAAACTTAATTTACCTAAAAAAACAAGCAAACTAAGCACTGTAAGCATTGGAGGAGAAGCACAAGAAGTGTTACAAAACCCAGACAAAATGACTATTGAAATATCAAGAGTCAATGAACCCTATGTTAACTGTAATGTTAACGGAGGCGACAGCAACGGCTACTACTTTGTATTAACTAACCCTCATTACATGTACAACTTTAAAGGTGAACCTGTATGGGAAATACAAAAAGCAGATCCAGATTTTTATCGAAACATATTTGAAATTTTTGCAGATAAAATTGATAAAGATAAAAAAATAAAACCAGTCGCATTACGTGACTTCTACACTGACACTTACTATAACGGAATATACGATGAAACAACCCAACAATTTACCAACGACTACCCCCTCACGCCCACCAATAAGCAGTCTATTGATGACTTTATGCGCTCTCATAATCGCCCTTCCTTGGATTACATTCCTGATGCTAGGGTCGTATTTGATCCAAGCAATAACAAAGGTATTGAGTTAGACGAAGCTCCTTATTATGTAAACTTGTATAGAAAAACTGAATACATGTTAAAGCAAGAAGAGCATGTATCTGAGTTAACTTACGGTGAAGCTGAAAAATTACACACAATAACACCGCACATAGCGCAGCTTTTAATGCATGTATTAGGTAATGGTAAAACTGAGTTTGAACACTTTATTAATTGGTTAGCTTATATTTATCAAAACAAAAACAAAGCTATGACTGCTTGGATCTTTACAGGCGTACCTGGGACTGGCAAGGGCTTGTTTGTACACAAAGTACTTAAACCTTTGTTTGGTGAACAACAAGCACCTATGCGAGCATTAGAAAATATAGAAGAACAATTTAATTTGTACATGCGCACAGCGCTCTTTTTAATTGTAGATGAATTTAGAATGGGAGATGCAGGTAGTATAGGTAAAATGGCTGACAAACTTAAACACCAAATTACTGAACCCAACCTAACTATTCGTGCAATGCGTTCTAATCAAATAGAACTACCCAGTTTTTGTAACTTCTTGTTCTTAACTAATAGAGCAGATGCAGTCAAAATAGAAGAGGGCGATAGGCGTTACAACGTAGCCCCACGCCAGGAAGTAAAGTTAGAAAATGCTAACGTAGATCTTATTAACAATATGGATAAACTTGAACAAGAACTTTATATATTTGCTGGTGTGTTAAACAAGTTTCAAGTGGACCAGCGTATGGCTCATACAGCTTTAGAAAACGAAGCTAAAATACAAATGAAAAATATTTCTATGTCGGTACTTGAAGAGTTTGCAGCCGCAGTACGACAACGCAACCTTGAATATTTTACAGAAGTATTAGATATACCTCTTACAAATACTTTTGATGCTGGAGGTATTAGTACAGCACAAAGATATCTTAAGTATTGGATAGCAGAAGTAGGTAATGAAATAATCATACCTATGTCTCAGTTTAAATTAGTGTATGACATACTTACTGACAGTCGTAACAAATTATCTACAAGAGACTTTACAAAAGCTATGTCTAGGTTAAATATTAAAACTTCTAGAAAACGTGTAAGTGCAGATAAAAATGCCTCTATACCTAGAGGGGTTGTATTAACCTGGAAATTAGACGACAATATTCGTAATTCTTTAATTAAAGAACATTTTGAAGATAGAGATAACTTACTACTACAAAAAACTAGCTAGGAAGGCTATATAACAAATGACCGAGCTTGTACAAGACAAGCGCCCAGATCTTATTAATGTAATAGAGACTGAGGCCCCAAAAGAGTTGGGATTAATCCCAGCCTGGTCCTACTCCGCCTTAAAAACTTACGAAACATGCGCTTATCGTTCTTATATAAGTAAAGTTAAACGCATACAAGAAGACTTCGGCCCGGCCGCTGCACGTGGTACTGACATCCACCAGCAAGCTGAAGACTACGTACGTGGAGATCTAAAAGAATTACCTGATACACTTAAAAAATTTCAAAGCCAGTTTGAAGACATGCGTAAGGGTTTTATAAACGCCACAGTAGAACTAGAAGGTGAGTGGGGTTTTACAATTGACTGGGAACCCTGTGGTTGGATGGAAAAAGGTGTATGGGCAAGAGTAAAACTAGATGCTTATGTAGAAGAAACAGAAACATCAGCACGTGTAATAGATTATAAAACAGGCAGACAATACGGTAATGAAATAGCTCATTCACAACAAGCACTTACATATGCTATTGGTAGCTTTTTACGCTACCCAGATTTAGAAATAGCTAAAACAGAAATGTGGTATTTAGATCATGGAACTACTATGGAAAAAACATACACTAGAGATCAAGCTCTTATGTTTTTACCAAAACTACAAGAACGAGCAATTGCTATGACAACAGCAACTAAGTTTCCACCTAACCCTTCTAAAAATAGTTGCAGGTGGTGCTCATTTGGTAAAGGAGAAAATCCCTATTGCGAATGGGCTATAAACTAGTATAATAACTAAACTTAACATCCATCCAACTAACACCGGATGTTACAACAGAGGAAAACGAACAATGACTAACGAACAATCTATACCCCTACCCTATGAGCATCAAGCTAATACCACTAACTTTATCCTTAACCACTCTAGATGTCTTATTACATCAGATCCTGGTACAGGTAAAACACGTGCTGTTCTTGACGCCCACGTTAACTTATCAGGTAAAACGCTTGTTCTTGCCCCCCTGTCAATACTAGAAGCAGCATGGGCAGAAGACATACGTAAATTCCAACCTGATATTAATTTCGGAGTTGCATATGCTAAAAACCGCAAAAAGATATTTGAAGACAATTCATTTGACATGGTCATCACTAACTTTGAGGCTGTCAATTTTTTACAAAAAAATCCACATTATGTTAAAAAGTTTTCTACAATCGTTATTGATGAATTTACTGCTTTTAAGAACCAATCAGCACAACGCAGTAAAAATATTAGATCGCTTATCTCACATTTTACTAATAGGATTGCCATGTCTGGTACTCCTAATAGTAATACTATTCTAGACCTGTGGCACCCAGTGCTCCTTGTAGATGACGGAGAACATCTAGGGGAGCGCTACTGGGCCTTTCGTAACCAAGTTTGTACACCACGTTTTAATGGCTTTGCTAATGAGTGGATTGACAAACCAGGTATCGAAGAAGCAGTCGCTGCTAAACTAAGCGACATAACTATTCGCTATGCACTAGAAGATTGCATAGACCTTCCAGAAAATATTGTACGAACTGTACGTACAAAGTTGTCCCCAAAAGTACAAGCTATGTATGATATCTTTGTTAAGGAATCTGTTTTGTATACTAACTCTGGCACTATTAACGCAGTACATGCAGGGGCCCGGGTTAAAAAGTTGCTACAACTTGTATCAGGGGGTGTGTACGACGAAGACGGCAACGTTCAATACTTGCATCAAGAACGCTACGATATTGTTATGCAACTAGTTGCATCACGTAAACATTCTATTGTTGCTTTTAATTGGAAACACGAACGCGACGCCCTTATAGAAATAGCAGAAAAACAAAACATTACGTACGAACTTATAGATGGATCAGTACCTGCACACAAACGCAAAGATATTGTAGAACGCTTTCAAGCCGGTCACATACAAGTACTCTTTTGTCATCCACAATCAGCTGGTCATGGACTTACACTTACAAAAGCTACCACAGCTATATGGTGTTCACCTACTTACAATGCTGAACATTTCCAACAGTTTAACAAACGTATATACAGAGCAGGTCAAAAAAGCAAAACAGAAACAATTCTTATTGCTGCACAAAAAACCTGGGAAGAAGATGTATACAAAAAACTAGACAGCAAATTAGGCAAAATGGAAAACTTATTACACATACTAACGGCACTAAACAATGACAAATGATATACCTTTTGAAAAATTACAAGAACTCATGAAAGATGCAATTCTTGATATTTTAAAACGACCATCGGAAGCTATTGCTATTGCATTAGTTTTTGCAGTAACTGAGCTAGTACACACCCGTGCTACTAAAGATGAAGAGTTACCAAACACTATGGAAGAACTTATTTCACAAGCCGGCAAGGAGGCTTTAACTTTAACTGATGAGGTATATCTTGCAAAACCACCCTCAGAAACGGAGACCATACACTAATGAATATGGATGAAATGCTAAATGAATTAGCCACAACCCGACAATCTATTGTCGATTTACATGAACAAGAGAAAGTCCTTAAAGCAAAAAAGGATGATCTAGAAACACAGATTGTTATCAGCTTAAAAGATCAAGGAATTGATCGAGTTGGTAATGATGCGTGTACTGTTTCCATTAAACAGGAAATAGTCCCTACAGTACGTAACTGGGACGCGGTGCATGAACACGTACTTGCCACTGGGCAGTTCGAGTTAATGCAAAAACGCATGTCAGCAACAGCCTATAGGGAGCTAATACAAATGGGACATGAAGTCCCAGGCGTAGAAGCAACTGAACTGACCCGAATGAATTTCAGGTCGAAATAATAATATCAACGAAAAACGGAGAAATAACGATGACTGATATTACACTAGTAAGCGATAAAGTGCCGGCGCATGTACAAAAAGGCAGCGGGTTGGGTAATGAAAACATTACTGCAGCTCATTTACAAACTCCCAGAGTTAAGCAATTACAACAGCTTAGCAATGAGGTTGACGAGCAACACAGTGAGCATATTGAAGGAGCCAAAGTTGGTGACTTTATTAACACTGTAACGCGAGAAAACTATGGGCAGTCAATCTATGTGTTAAACATACGATTTACTGAAGAGTTTGTAGCGTGGAAGAAACGTGAGAAAGGTGGAGGATTAGCAGGTAGCTTTGCAAGCAAAGAAGACGCTATTGAATCCCTTAAAACTCAAAATCTTAATCCAGAAGATTATGATATTACTGAGACTCACTCTCACATGTTAATAAGAAAGAATGAAGAGTCAGGAAATCTTGACGTTCCATTCTTATTTGACTGTGCGTCTTCTAAGTTGCGAGTATCCAGAGAATGGAATACTCAAATCGCAGGTCTAAGTGGAGATCGTTTTTCAGCATTATGGAAAATGTCTTCTGTTAGAACAGAAAATAGAACAGGTCAAAAGTTCTATAACATCCAAGTTGAAAAGGTTGGATGGGCAACTGACGACGATTACAACAATGCAAAAACAGTGTTTGAAAGCATTAAGTAATCACTTTACGTACATGGTGCGACATATATTGTCGCATCATGTATACTAATTAAATGCCTGATACAAAACAAAAAGGTTGGTTCTGGGATGACGTAAACAGACGCATGTATCGTTGGCATGATCTACAACTCCTCATGAGAGAGCGAGTATTAAAAGTTGAAAGAGAAGGACTTCATAAACAAAATCCACAAAAAACTTCCTAAAGAAATTTATAAGTGGAAAATCAACGACCCATATCATGGGGGTGTTCCTGACGCATTCTACTCCGGCCCTAGCGGCTTTTGTTTTGTAGAATATAAATATGTGCAATCCTTACCTGACCGTGGTACGTCGAAAGTACCCATCAACCTTTCTCAACAACAACGCCTCTGGATCCAGCGGGCGCACACACATAAATTACCCGCGTACATAGTCCTGGGATATCCAGACGGTGTTTGTATAACAGACAACCCACTAGCAGAATTTTTTTATTTAGATTGCTTTTTAAGGTGTGCCGTGACTTTTGAAGCATATATCGATAGAATAAGCAACATATGTTTAACTATTAAGGAGTAATAGATGGATATGGTAAATCAACCCCCTCACTATAATCAAGGGGGCATAGAATGCATTGATGGAATAGAAGCAAGCATGAGCAAGGAAGCGTTTGCTGGTTACTGTAAAGGCAATGTTATGAAATATTTGTGGCGTTACGAGTATAAGAACAAAGTTGAGGACTTAAAAAAAGCTCAATGGTACTTAGCTAGACTCGTTAAGTCGCAGGAGGAGTAAATGAAAGAGGTAGGAATTTTTACCAATCTTTCAAAAACACTAGGACGTTGTACAAGTATTGCAGATTGTCCCTGTGTTGGAATATGTAGTTGCACCCAATGGGGTGATGACCGTTGTAGAGGTTGTGGACGAACCGCGACCGAGGTTCGAGATTGGAATACTTTCTCTAAAATAGAGAAAAAAATCATAAATCTACGAAATGCGGCAGAAAACTATGGTATTAGGCAGCTACAAAGGGGACCCCGCGTAGAAGGGCCTGAGAAGGCCGCTAGTTAATTATTGGCCTAACGATACCAATTGCATTGACCTACTGGTGATATGCGCACCTGTGGCATCCTGAGCCCACGTTTTTCTAAAAAGCCCTTAAAATTTACCCAGATAGGGGGTTTTTGTTATTTTCTGCTATTTTTTGCTCTAAAGAAGAAATTTCAGCTTTAATTGTAGCTATATCAGTTTTAATTTCAGTAACATCTGGAACTTCTACCCCATCAATTTCTTTTTCTAAAAACTGTACAGACGTTTCTATAGATGCAAAACGTTCTTCAATAGCTTTTTGTGCTTCTTTAGTGTCACCTATGCCACCAATTTTAGCTTCTAAGTTTGTTATACGGTTTACATAGGTAGCTCCTGTGTAACCAAACCCCGCAAGCGTAGAAACAATTCCCACTAAAGCAATTACTTGTGTTGTTTTACTTTGTAACCAATTCATATAGATCTCCTAAAATGTTGGCTGCATTTCTTTTAGTTTAGTAAGGGTATCAATATTAGTACCCGCTAATTGATAAAACGCAGCTGTGTTATCTTGAATAGTATTAGTAGTATAAATGCTTTTGGGTTCATACCAAACTTCTTTCTTTGGCAAACTAACTAACTGATAATTATTAAATCCAGGAACAAAACCCATCACAGCTATAATAGCGTTTTCAGATCCATACTCTCCTGTCTCTTCTTGTTGTGCTTGTACTTCTTCTTGTGCATTTTGTAAGTTCTCTGCAATTATATTTTCTACTGTTGTGTCTGTATCAGAACCAGTGCTAACAGAATTAACTGATATGTTTAGACTGTCTTGATTAGATACAGTTGCTACTGTTACAACAACTTCAGTAGTAGTAGTAGTTTCTGTTTCAACTGTGCTTGTACTTATAGAAGTATCAGATACAGATGTGCTACTCATATCAAGAACTTGATTAGCTTGAGCTGTAGAGGATGCAAATTGATCTGACATACTAGGAGAACTACTAGTACTAATACCAGAGTTAGATGAGGAGCTGACGGCGTTTCCAGCTGCAGCGCTATTACCCGTAGCATGAACAGACGTGCCTGCAGTTGTACCACTAACACTAGCTTGCGCTGTAGCTAAAGTAGATGAAACAACATTTAAAGCCATCTCTTTACTTATAGAACTTTTTCCTTCCGAAGCCATAATTACTTCTTCTTCTATTTCTTCTATAACTTCTTCTTCAACAAGTTCTTCAATAGGTTCTTCCGCCGGCTCTTCTGTAAACGCAAGTTCTTCTTCCATTGCTGTCTCTTCCTCAAACCACTCCTCCAGTTCTTCAATAAATGTTTCTTGAAACACAAATTCTTCAATCATTAAATCTTCAATAGGTATAAAAACTTCTTCTTCACGTATAAATGGAAGGGGTTCTACAAATTCATCAAGCGGTTGAAACTGTTCAAATATTATATCTTCTTCAAATACGTATTCAGGTTCTTCAAAAATGTCATATTCAGGTTCAAAGATATACTCTTCAAATACCTCTAATTCTTCAAATTCAAAATCGTCATACAAAATGTCATACTCTTCATACCCAAAATCAAACACTTCTTCGTCGTATCCGTAATCAAAGTACTCCTCTTCCTGATAATAACCAATGTCCATTTCTTGTGTATATCCAGGACAAAAAGGCCCATACTGCGAATCAAGGTCACATTGCCAATCGTCGTAGGCATCCCAGTATCCCGTACAACTTGTGTCGTTTAAAGGATTACTACAATCAATATTATTACCGTTGCCCGAACCATACAAAGAACCACCATTTTCTAGCGTTGTATTTATAGCTGTGTTGTTCCAATTGGTATTTACGCAACTAGAACTATTGGTAGTGCCAGTAGAACATTCATCATGGTAGTAATAAGTATAGGAGTTATTTTTGTTAGCTCCTACCTCACCTATAAGAACATCGTGATTAATTATATCTAGTTCACGATAACGTAGATCAAAAGAATTGTTGTTCCAAAGTATTATTTCAAAGCTATTATCTGATGCTCGATTATATTCTCTAAGGTTATACCAACCAAAAATCATTTTGTTGGAGTCCCCGTATGATTTCATACGTGAACCCGAGTCTCTAATTAAATCAGTCCAGAAGGCGTATATGGTATAAGTATGCTGTCCATTGATAGGGTCAGGAGTATAGTCATTACAATAGCTACCACTAGAACCAAAATGGAGACATCCATTAGTTGCCATTCTTGCTTGGCTAAATGTAGACCCATAAAAAGAAAAATTAAAAGAAAGGTCAATTGTAGGAGAAATTCCATCATCAGATACTGAGTAAGCTAGCTCGCCCTCAAAGTTATTTGCATTAGCATTAAGGTCGTAAAGGTCTTGATTGTTTTCATAAACATATTGGGCTGATAAATTACTTGTAAGTAATAAACAACATATTATTTTAAAGCAGCGATACATTCTCTTTTCTTTTGAGTAGAAGAGTGCCAGACTTGCTTACATCTTTGTACCTTTTCTTTATACCAAACTTTGTAGTCTGGTCTGTCTTGTTTGTTTTCTTCCCAAGCAACTGTAGCTTCTTTACCTATTTTACCTTGATAGGGACACGGTGTGCCTGCCATTTCCATTGCGACAAATACTCTAGGGTCTGCACATAACAACGATATAGAAGCCACTTTCATACCCATATCGTAAAGGTATTTAGATAGTTTTAATCTTTCGCAGTTTTGATCCCTTACAGTTTTACCACCAGAAAAACCAAACACTTGACCTTGAAACGCGCCCGATCTACCTACAGTACATAAGTCCTGTGAATAAGACATTATAGATGGAGCAATAGCAGAAGCAGGGGGTGCTTCTGATTTTACGTTTTGGTTGATTGTTTGAGTTGAGTTCGACTCATTAATGTTTCTGTTCGTGTTGTCAGATTTTGAGTTGTTCTCATTAACATTCCTATTATCCGTTGTAACATTTGAATCCGACGTCGATTTATTGATATTCGTATTGTTGTTAGTGTTAGTGTTAGTGTTGTTAGAAGTGCTCGTATTGTTGACATTTTGGTTTACCGTAGAATTAACAGTTGAGTTAGAAGTCGAAGTATTAACATTGTTGTTTGTATTGGTGTTATTAGAAGTCGACGTATTTGTATTGGTGTTATTGTTGGTATTTGTTGCCGTATTAATGTTTGTGTTTTGATTAGTACTAACATTAGTATTTGTATTTACATTCGTATTTGTATTTACGTTGGTATTGCTGTTGGTGTTATTATTGGTGTTAGTATTAGTATTGGTGTTATTTGTGGTGGTATTGTTAGTAGTATCCAAACTATTTTGCTCGCAATACTGAGAGCCAGCAGTACAGTTACCTGTCTGATCCCCATAAGAATTAAAAGAGAATACCAATCCTAAAGCTAGAAGCGCACGTTTGTTCATAAATTTTTATTAACATTTCCAACGTTTTCTAGCCTGCCTTAGCCTTGAGTTTGGGTTTTTTGCAGCTTTAGGGAATTTCTTCATCTGCCCTGCAGATCTAGCGCAATAAGATTTACGTCTTTTAGCAGCTTTACTTCCCTTTTTAACTTTTCCTGTTACTGCGGTTTTAAGTTTAGATCCAGGATTTGCTCTGCGATGAGCAGCAACGCCCTTCGCAGTCATACCTGCACCCGCTTTTGTTTTACGGTAGTTGGCGCCCTTACCTTTTGTTGTTTTTCGTATTGGGTTTTCTTTTTTGCGGGGCACGTTTCTTCCTTACTGGTTGTTTTAAATTCTTCTTAAACAGCTTTGCATAGGCTTTTTTTACCTTATCCAAAAACTTTTCAATATATTCTATATACATAATTATACTCATTAATAAAAGAGCTAAGACAATAGTATAGCAAATTACAGTTATTTTCGTCTCCTAGTTGTCTTTTTTTTAGCCATTGTTCTGACTCTTGTAGGTTTACCGCCTACCCCTTGAGCTTTAGCACGTTTGCGTTTAACTGCACTTCTTTTTTGTGCAGCTGTCATGCTAGCTGCTTTGGACTTAGGAACACATTTAGGGTAACCTTTTTTCTTAGTAGAAGCTTTTTTTCTACCGCAGGGTGCGTGTCCACCACCTTTTTTCTTTCTTCCTATATCAACCCAGTCTTCTTTAAACCATTTTGTTAAGCCACCTTTGGGTTTAGCACTAGCCATTACTTGTACTTCCCGCCCCTAGCTTTATAGGTTTTAGTTAACCAACCAGATGCATAAGCGGACGGCCAAACTTTGTATTTTCTTTTAGCCTCTGCTTTTACTCTAGCGTATAGTTTTTTATTTGTGGGTGTTGCCATTATGCTCTCCTTGCTGTTCGCGTTCTTTTAAAAGAACGATTTGATTTCTTCTTTTCCATTCTAATATTTTTAGGGTTATTGTTCAAAGGGTTGTTGTCTTTGTGTGCAACGTCTCTACCGTCACCTTTTTTTGCTTTACCCTTACGAATCATTAAACGGCGTGCTTTGTTACGCCCCGCCCTACGTTTCTTTTGCGCAGCTGTACCTTGGTATCTGTCGTATTCTTTACGGTAATTTCTTCTGGCCATTACTTGCCAGTTTTATCCATAGCCTTTTTGTGTGCTTGTCTCATGGTATCACCCATAAGCATACGCCTTTTCATAAAAGCCATGTGCTTTGCACTGTGGTGTTTGCTGTGCCTTTTTAAAGACGCCTCTTGGCGTTTAGAAATGCTTTTTTTCCTAACCTTTTGAGAAGGTCTTTTAACTTTTCTTGGCATTATTTTTTCTTTTTCTTTTTAGCAATTTTTTTCTGTAAAAATGCAGGCAAAGTTTTTTGTTTTGCTGTAAGTTTTTTAGCCGGTTTCTTTTTTTTCATCATTTTCATTACTTCCCTTTAGGTTTTTTAGGTTTATAAACAATGTTGTCTAATTTTTCTGATACTTCAGCCTCACTCATTAAAGTAAATCCATCAGTAGAAAGTTCTCGGTTAGGCACATTAGGTTGCATTTTAGTTTCTTCAACCTTCATGTCTCCTACTTTACCGGGTTTTTTTGGTCCTGGTGTTCTAGACGCCATCTGTTTTCTCCTGTGCAATTAAAAAATCAACTAACTTTATTTTATCATTAATCTCAACTAATTTACCAACCAACTGATCTAAGTACTCTGTAAAGTTAGTGTGCTCTGGTATAGAAGTAGCGTTTGAAGTAAGGACTTCTAGGTCTAAACTAACCTGGGCCCGTTGTCCTTCAAGCGTTGCTTTATAAGCTGTGTAGATAGATCCTTTATCCATTTATCTCTCCTTAGAAGTGTTCTATTACTTCATCTTCCACGGTTAGTAACCGTATGAAGATTTCTTTTTACCTTTTTTAGCTGGCTTTTTCTTTTTAGCAGGCTTCTTTTTGTACATTCCTTTCATACCCATTTGATTTATACCTCCGCATTTCATAATATTTATAGTACCTTAACTAGGTTCTGTTGGAAAGACTACATCGTCAAAAGATGATTTACTTGAATTGTTTGCAGGTACATCTCTTAATGCTTGTCTGTATGTAGCCCATTCTGTCTTTTTTTCTGTCGTCAAAGGGCTATCAGAACTTTGTGTCCAATCACATCCTGTTAACAAAAAGTCTCTATCTCTTCTAACTTTAGGCCAAAAATCAGGAGTAAAAGCTACTGGACTACCATCTACAAATTTATACTGGCCTGGAGGGTACGTCCCTTCTACAGCTGTTTGTCCACTAGCTAAACCTATGTCAGATGCATTAGTAACATTAGAACTTCCTATGCTAATTACTTCGCCAGTTGATGTTGTATATACAGTGTATTTCATTTTACGTTCCTTGCGTATTATCCATAGTTACGTACAAAGCTGCATAAGTGGAGTTAACTTGGCCGCCTGTTACATTCCAATTTATCCTCCAATACACAGTGCTTTGAGTAGAACTTAATCCTGATATATTACCATCCCAAACATACACATAAGACCTATAAGTACCTGAATCTGCATTTACTAGAGGACTAAGACTTGTAAAGTTAGAATTATCAAAACTATATTGAATAGTGCCGTTTCTAACATCACCAAGCACCGCAGAGTATATAACTCTATACCCCGCTCCATTTCTTACATTAGTAATAGTAACCCCAAAATTTACAACAGAACTAGTTTCTAAGGAAACAATAGTGCTACCGGGGTATGTACCTGACCAAGAAGAATTTTCTCCGGTAACTTGCAAAGGCACTTCAGCAGCATCTGCTCTATGGCTTATTATTTTAGTTTCTACATCAGCAAACTTTTTAAC